AGGGTATAAGGGGTTATGGCCACCGGACTACCAAACGGCTGCCAGCCCTCTTTCAGTTTATGTGTCAGCTTTTCCGCAAGGTCTGACGGCGACGCCGCCCTGACAACATCATAATGTTTAATCGACATCGAATTTCTCCCGTGTACAGGAACAGAGTTAAAAAGCCGGAACCGGAATCAAATTACAGGATGGCCATCTGCCAGTGGCTGGTCGTAAAAAAAAGGCCACGCCATGCGCAGCCGGAAATAAAGGGATAATGATGATAGTTTGAGAAAAACAGAAACAACACTTTTGTGGCAAAGCATGGTGCCGGGTGCCTCCCGGTGAATTCAGTATCAGCACCTGAATCCGCGATTATCCCATATACCTGGTTGCTGATCGCCCCTCCGCACAGGGGGATTCACCATGCAGAAGTGTTTTTAATAAACAGCAAATAAAAAAATCAAGCATTATGCAGGCTGTTTCTTTTTATCACCGGCCACAGCAATACCACAATGCCGCAGACCAGCACCCCATCCGCCAGCACCGACATGATTCTGCTGGTGAAATCCACCATCACCACCAGAAACAGCAGGAGTGCAGCCACAGCCAGGCGCAGTTTTACCGTCACTGGTGATTCTCCAGACGAAGACCCAGAACACCGGCAATCTCTTCCAGCACCTTGCGCTCTTCCGGCTCAATTTCGCCGTCTGCCTCCGCAATGGCCACCGCCACATCCAGCACATCTTCCGCTTCACGCGTATCGTGTTTCACATCTTCAATTTCACGCAATGCCGCTCGACGACCAATTTTAAAGTTCGTATCCAGCTGACCGATAATGGTTGCGCTAATCGCATTAATTTCTGACGTAAACGCGGACAACGCAGGCTGGTTACGCAAGACCTGCTCGATCTTCGCTTTCTCTGAAGCCTCACATTCACCATCTGCATAGGCCACCAGATAGGCAGCATTAATAACCGCCTGTGCCAGATCACGTTTCTCAAACTTTTTAATTTCCACTGCCGCTCGGCGGGCTTTTTTACCAAAAATACCAAACATCGTGACGTTCCTTTGGGTGGGTGAGCCAACGCCCGGGAGCGATCTGCCCACAGAGAAAGTCACACTGACCACTCCGTAAGCTCACCCCCGAAAGGCTCTGTGGTTGATATGCGCCGGGCGTGGCGCAGATACAAAAAAAGCCCGCCGAAGCGAGCCTGATAATAAATCTGGAGCGGGTAGCGGGAATCGAACCCGCATCATCAGCCTGGAAGGCTGAGGTAATAGCCATTATACGGTACCCGCATATGGTGCCGGCTACCGGAATCGAACTGGCGACCTGATGATTACAAGTCAGTTGCTCTACCATTGGAGCTAAACCAGCATGTTTGGCGGGACAGCGTGGACTCGAACCACGATAAGAAGGTTAACAGCCTTCCGTAATGACCTTTATACGACTGACCCAAATAAAAAAAGCCACCGTTGCAACTTAAGAGTCACTAACGGCAGCTTACATCTTTAAACGGTATGATATTTCATTCTGGCTGCCTCAAAAGCCGCAGCGGCAAGTTCGGCAGTGTCATGGTATCCAAGGTTAATACACTTTCCAGACGCATTAATTCTTGCTCTCCATTTCCCGTACTTAGCATCCCAAGACACGCCACGGTATCCAGATTTATTATTCTTCTGAATTTTCCTGTTTTGCATATTTTCGGAATGAGTGACAAGACGAAGATTTGATATCCGGTTATCTGTTCTTACCCTGTTGATGTGATCAATAAAACCATCTGGCATGGTGCCATAAACAATCAACCATGCCAGTCTGTGAGCAGGGTATGCTTTACCATTAATCATAATCATTAAATACCCATCAGAATTTATTGATGAGCATTTCTTGAAAGCAAAACGAGAGTTCCATGTCAAAGTGGTCCTCTCTCTCCCCTGCCTCCACCTCCAGTGAAAGTCGCCTGATGATGGATTGTAATCAACAACAGAAAGCACCATTTCTGGCGTTAATTTTATTTCTTTCATCGCTTTACCTTAGGGATAGAGCCTGTTCGCGTAGATATGACAGCCAAGAGCGGAGCGATGTTTCCACCACCATATCTCAGGCCCATATCACTAAGACTCTTGTTTTGATTGCACGCGAATGCAAAAAAGCCCACAGGAGGTGGGCTTGTGATGGTTGCTGAATGCAAAAGCAGCAGCATATGTGAATATTATGGCTAAATGGCTAATTGCATGTCAAGACTTTTAACAGCAACATGCTTAACTTTCTCAACACGTTTACGCATTTTGAAAGCATTTTGCATTGGTTGGTACAAAACAAATAATGACGCTTTCAGGATATCGTCAATTTCGTTTCTACAGGTTGCCAGTGAAGGTTTTCTCCATCCCTCGCCACCGCGTCCACACATCTTGCGTGGCTTTGCAGTCGCGTGATAGTAGGATGCAATTGCTCTCTTAGATGAACCATGAGCGTAGTAGCTGAGGAGGATGCCAAAGGCTTTCTTGTCAATGTACATGACGGAATCGACGACCTGAGAAATCAACATTCCATCATCATCATTGCACATTGGTCTTGTCATAACTCTTCCCGGCTCTACGCTCTCCATGAACTTCGCTATTACGCTGCTCATGCGCTTTTCCAGACGACCTGAATAAACCCATGCGCCCCACAGTTCAAGCCAGCCATTCAGCCAATCGTGCTGTTCTTTGGTGAGGTTTGGTTCTCTTATGCCCATGCGACTTCTCCCTTGTTATCTGGAATGGTTTTTACTGAGAGCGTCATGCGGCCTCACTTCTGCTGTTTCGCAGGTCTTTGAGTTTCTGTTGGTACTCTGCCTTGATGGCCCTGCACTCTTCGACAGTCCAGCGATGGCGGTTATGGTTTGATTCGATTTCATCTACTGCTTCCTGCCCGATGCGGCTAATCAGTTCGACGCGATACAGAACGAGATTTCCGCTTTTGTGCTGGTTGCACACCACGCATTGCTTGTGAATATTGCGTTCATCAAATCGGAGTTGAGGTGCCGCAGCAGTTGTCCGGTAATGTCCGGCATCCCACTGAGCAGACGTGAGCGTTCCGCACGAGATACATGGTAAGTCGCGGTCTCTTTCTCTGACGAAGGCGTTTACGGCTTGTTGGGCTTGTTTAATCCAGTAACTGCGGGGCTTTAAGGCGAGTTTTCGAATCTTCAGTTTATCTTTCTGTTTCTGCTCCTCTCGTCGTCGTTTCTTCTCTGCTGCTTTTTCCGCTTTTTCGCGTTCTTTACTTCGTCGTTCGAGTGCTAATTGAGTTCCGTGTTCCGGGCAGCACCACCACTGATTTGAGAATGCCGGGTGAAACCATTCCTTGCATATTTTGCATTTCCTTCGCGCTGGTTTAGCCATTAAGCAGCCTCCCCTGTTACTTTCAGCATTCCGTTATCGAGCAGCTTTCTGGTCAGCCACTGTTGACCACGCCCGGTGATTTTTGTGGTGAACGATATCTGTATTCCGTGATTTGTGTTGACCGCTGTTTCTTTCACTGTGAAATAGCCACGATCCATATATTCCTGCATTGGCACATTGCGCCGGGAGCCTGAAGCAATAAGGATTTTGTGATCGCGCATCCACGCAAACAGTTTGTTTGGACCAATACCAACAACCTTTGCAAAGTTTCCAATCAAAATTCCGCTGGACTCGCCAACGCGATCGGCAAACTCAACTTTAGGTGCTGCGAGAGCAAGCTGTTTCTCCAGTTCAGCCTTCTGGTCTTCAAGGTCGGCCGCAAGGCGCAATGCCTCAGAAAAGGTTTGTGGTATTTTCGCGGTTGCCCCTTCGAGTTCTCGCCAGCGGTCAACAAGGCGAGCGGTGAATTCCGGCGACAACTGGGCAACGACAATAATGCTGTCGCGCTTACCTTTTTCGCCTTCGAAGACGTAATGCTCGTACTGAACATTGAACCCTAAGTTATTGATTCTTTCGGAAACCTCAATTTGAGGAAGCCGGATAACTCCACTTTTAACCAGCGTTTCGATGGTTCGTTTCACATTGTCATGACGCTTACCTGTAAGCTCAGCGATTTCAATGCTAGTCATTTTGATGACGTTGCTATTTATCAGCTCGTTCATTGTCATGTCCTCTCATATTGAAAATTCACCAATAAAAAACCCAGCCGAAGCTGGGTTTGTTAAGTTGTCAATGGTCAGTAGTAATGCAGTGAAGGAGGTAAACTTACGCTGAAGGATTTGTACAAAAAAACCACCTGAAGGTGGGTTACTGTTACTTGTCTGAATCATCCAGTTCGTCTGTTTTCACATCCTCAAACCTTGGATGCAGGCGATTCATTTTTGCAATAAAATCTGAATAGTCGTTAGATAGCTTCATAATCGTAACGGTTGATGACAGATGCTCTCTTAATTTTTGATATCCAATATTTGGCGTCAGCCCCTGAAACAACTTTGTACCTTTTGAGGCCTTTACGTTCTGCTTTTTAAGCTCCTCAAGGATGTTTGGTGCCAATCTCTTGTAGACGATATCATTTGTCAAAACGCCAAAATACTGAGGCCGGAAGCGGGGATTTTCCGGCGGGTATTCTAAGCCCCTTAACCTGAAAAGCTCTTCATAATAATCAGCAGGAAATGTTGTAATATAAGGTTGAATTTCCTTTGCGACAAAGGCCTCGAGTATTTTGGCGAGCGCATCTTTTTCTCTATCTCGCTGGTACCCCGTCGCTTCATCAACAAGCGCTATTATTCCGACTTTAGCTAATGAGCGCACCAGAATTTCAGCTTTCTTGGCTGTCTCTAACTGGTTTGGCCTGGTGATAGCGCCTGCCTCTCTTGCCTTTAAATAAACATCGCAGACAAGAGGTATTATGGATGCGTCATAACCTTCCTGGACGGAGCCAGTAATCGTCTTGTATTTGACCTTATTGATCACACCCATAACATCTTGATTTATATATTTTTTAAGGTTTGCAGCATCCATAAAAGCGGGCATATTGATCACCCCCTCTTCTTGAGGTGCTCTACCCCCTCTTTGTGGTCGGCCAAATGCTTTAAAAACAGAAGCTTGTGATATGATACGCCGTCCATTTTCGAGAACCGCGACATCTAATTCCGCATCACCGATCTTTAACTTTCCCTCATTCGCAGATACGGGCAATAAAGCTTTTTCTTTTTTTGCGGCAACAGCCTTTCTTGAGGATTCTTTTCTTTGCTCTGCTGTCATTTTTGCCGCGCGTGCCTTACCGCCTTTGGCCTTCCCACTAACATCATCATTTTTCATGAGCATATCTCGTGTTGTGATTGATAAGTCAATCATACACATGCACGTTGTAACGTGCAATATTTAAATATGCACGTAAATTGCGAATCAGATAATGAGGAGACTTTCTCCCCCTTGCACTGACATCATGGTATTCTGCTCAAAACTAAATTTCTGGAGCGTTTCGTTGGAAGGTATTTGCAGTTTTCGCAGATGATGTCGGTGATGCTTCTTTGCTGTCGCCTCATGC